AGGTATACCTTCTATAATTGAATCTACACTAGAACCACTAGTATAAGATACGGTACACCAGGCATTGTGTAAACTATCCTTTATATTTTCATTTTTATCATAACTAACTCTATTGGTGTAATTAAATTTATCAATTACTTCTTTTAGTCTTGATTTGTTTTCTGGATGGTCTCTCACAATTATTTCTCTATCAGTATTTTTCAATAACATTTTAATTGTGTTTATTAACCATAATTCTAAATCAATACCAAATAATGAAGCGTCATATAAATTTTGACCAATAACTAATACATGGTCACCTTTATTACGCCAATCTTTAATATCAATACCCATAGAATTAAATCTGTCTGGTGATGAATTTTTATTTTTGAAATCTGATAACCCTCGCATGTAATGGTTTAAACCAACCCTATAACTATCATGTTCTTGTGTTATTTTTCTATTTAATAAAGGTGTTTCAAAGACTATAAGTTTACCTCTATGATTATCAACTATGTCATTTTTTAATTTATGATGAGAAAATTTTTTAGTTTTTTTCCATGAACCTAATATTATAGCAACATCACATGGTTCATATTGTACACTATGTGTTACATCAGCACCAATACTATCAGCAAACTGATTTAATAATACCTGTTCGTGTGTTTTTGGTGTTGAATTGATAAAAATTAAGTTTTTCATTACCACACATTTTCACCATTCATATGTTTATAAGCCTTACCTGATTCCATTTCATCTTCAGTAAACTGAGCACACATTAATGATTTTACCCAATCCATTCTCTCACCTGTATATAATGGGTCTTTTATCTGGTCTAGTTCATCTAAACCTAAACTAACAGGATATGCTGGCGAATGTTCACTACAATAACTAGGAATGCCTGACATGACAGCTTGCACGGCACACATTGAATGGAATGATACCATAGCATAACAATCTTTTAAGTCTTCACTTAAAGGTTTGTCAAGTTTTTCTCCCCACTCTACATTATTTTTAAATTTTTGTCTAACAACTATTTCTTTTCTAGTATGTTTTTTTAGTTTTTTTACAATATTATTTTGCCATTCTATTCTATCAATACCATACCACTTTGCTGTATGATAACTTGGTGGTATAACTAAAATGTGTTTGCCTTCATATTGCCATGGTTTTGGTGTAAGTTTATCTCTACACTCTTGATTCAATCTATCTATGAGATTATCATATCTTCTATTTACTTTATATGATTTTTCAAGATAGTTTTTTTGAGTATTATTTTTACACACTCTATACCATCTATCGCCTGTTATTGATTGTTGATAATCTGAAAAGAAAAAATATGGTTGGTCAAAGTAGTACCAATCTCTACCCTCTGACACGCAAACATCATGTACTTTTTTTGTGTTTCTTAATAAACCTTGAAATACTGCTGATGTATTTTCTGGTATCTCACCATTCCAATTTGGCCAACTATAATCAAAAATTACTTTATCCGCACTCTTTATATTAAGATTATTATTTTCTTTTACATGAAATATTTGACTTTTTAATTTATTTGTAAATGCTTTTAAAAAAGGTGCTGATGCTTTTCTAGTTTCAAATATGTAAGTTTCCATAACCAACCTTTTGTATAAAATAACTATCAACAATATCTGATATAGGGTTACCTACTTTATCAGTATCAAATAGTTTCTTCAAATCAATTTTAGTTTCTTTCACAAATGCCTCATA